GGTTTGGACGCGGCGCGACTATGCGGGGCTGGCGCGGCAGGGCTACATGACCAACCCGGTGGCGCACCGCTGCGTGCGGCTGGTCGCGGAAGCGGCGGCCACGGCGCCCTGGCTGGTCTATGCCGGCGGGGCCGAGCTCGACAGCCATCCGGTACTCGACCTGTTGCGGCGGCCGAACGCGGGCCAGTCGGGCGGCGTGTTCATGGAACGGCTGGTCGGCCACCTGCTGATCGCGGGCAATGCCTATATCGAGCTGACCGAGGCCGGCGAGGGCGCGCGCGAACTGCACCTTTTGCGGCCCGACCGGGTGAGCGTGGTGGAGGATCCGGACGGCTGGCCAGTGGCGCTCGACTACCGCACCGGCAAGACCCGGCGGCGCATCCCGACCGGCGACGAGTGGGGGCCGGGCGCGCTGCACCTGGCGCTGTTCCATCCTCTCGACGACCATTACGGCTTCGCGCCGCTGGAAGCCGCGCTGATGGCGCTCGACACCCACAATGCGGCGGGGCGCTGGAACAAGGCGCTGCTCGACAATTCGGCGCGGCCCTCGGGCGCGCTGGTCTATGCGCCGAAAGAGGGCGGCAACCTGAGCGACGAGCAGTTCGACCGGCTGAAGACCGAGCTCCAGGAGGGGTATTCCGGTGCCAGCCGCGCGGGTCGCCCGATGCTGCTCGACGGCGGGCTGGACTGGAAGGCGATGGGGCTGACGCCGAAGGACATGGACTTCATGGAGGCGAAGAACGGCGCGGCGCGCGACATCGCGCTGGCCTTCGGCGTGCCGCCGATGCTGCTCGGCATCCCGGGCGACAACACCTATGCCAACTACCAGGAGGCCAACCGCGCCTTCTACCGCCAGACCGCGCTGCCGCTGCTGGGCCGGATCGCCGGGGAATTCTCGCAGTTCCTCTCCGCCAAGTTCGGCGAGGACCTGCGGCTCTGGTACGACGCCGACGCGATCGAGGGCTTGTCGGTCGAGCGCGAGGCGCTGTGGCGCCGGCTGCAGGCCGCCGACTTCATCAGCGACGACGAGAAGCGGGAGGCGGTGGGGTATGGGAAGAGGGCAGTAGGGCAGTAGGCAGTAGGCAGTAGGCAGTAGGCAGTAGGCAGTAGGCAGTAGGCAGTAGGCAGTAGGCAGTAGGGATGTATCCTCTGGCGCCTCTCCTTGAAGGCTTTTGAGCCGGCTGCAGCTCCCGATTTTGTCCACTCCTACTGCCTACTGCCTACTGCCTATTGCCTTCACTCCTCAACTCCCCTTTCAAAGGGACATCCCACATGACCGACCTCTCCAACGCCGCCCTGATCTGGGCGGCGAAGGCCCTTGGCGCTGTCGCGGGGTCGGCGATTTCGATCGCCTACATGCTGCCGCACGGCCGGCGCGAGGCGGCGATGCGCTTTGCGGTGGGGGTTGCCTGCGGCCTGGTCTTCGGCGGCGCGGCGGGACTGAAGATCGCCGCCGAACTCGGACTCGACGACCGGCTGGGGCCGGTCGAGACCATGCTGATGGGATCGACCGCGGCCAGCCTCTGCGCCTGGTGGGCGGTGGGCGTCGTGAGCCGGGCGCTGGCCAGGAAGCCCGCCGGCACCAGCAAACAGGGAGACTGAGATGACGAACGAGCCCGTGCGGCGCCGGGTCGAACGCAAGTTCGCCGGCATGGTGCTGGAAGACGTCGAGGCCGATGGCGCGTTTTGCGGCTATGCCAGCCTGTTCGGCAAGGTGGACATGGCGCGCGACGCGGTCGAGGCCGGCGCCTTCACCCGCTCGCTGAAGAAGCGGGGGCCGGAGAGCGTGCGCATGCTGTTCCAGCACGACCCGAACCAGCCGATCGGCCGCTGGACGCAGATCCGCGAGGACGCGCGCGGCCTGTTCGTGCGCGGCCGGCTGACGCCGGGCGTGGCCCGCGCGCAGGAGGTGCTGCGCCTGATGCGGGCCGGCGCGCTGGACGGGCTGTCGATCGGCTTTCGCACCGTGCGGGCGAAGAAGGATATCGGCACCGGTATCCGGCGCATCCTGGAGGCGGATCTTTGGGAAATCTCGGTCGTGACCTTCCCGATGCTGCCCGAGGCGCGGATCGACCGGGTCAAGGGAACGGGTCCGGCGGGCGTGGTGAGCCTCCGTCGCGACATCGAACGCCGGCTGCGGGGCGAAGCCGCGGCGATGAGACAGGCCGACCTCGCGGAACGTCTCCGCCGGGCGGCCGCAGAACTCCAGCAAGAGGACCAGATCGCATGACCAGTGACGCAATCGCTCCCGAGACCAAGGGCGCGGACTTGTCCGACGCCTTCGGCGATTTCATGAGCGCCTTCGAGGCCTTTCGCGAGGCGAACGACGAGCGCATCGCGCAGATCGAGACCCGCTTCGGCGAGGATGCCGTGACCGCCGAGAAGGTGGATCGGATCGGCCGGGCCGTCGACGAGCAGAAGCGGGCGATGGACCGCCTGCTCTTGAAGAAGGCGCGGCCGGCGCTCGGCCGCGAGACAGGAACGGAGCGGCCGGCCAGCGAACACCGCGACGCGTTCGAGGCCTATGTGCGGCGCGGCGACGAGCGCGCGCTACAGTCGGTCGAGGCGAAGGCGATGTCCTACGGCTCGGGTCCCGACGGCGGTTACCTGGTGCCGGAGGAGACCGAGACCGAGATCGGCAAGCGGCTCGCCGCCCTGTCGCCGATCCGCTCGATCGCGACGGTGCGCCAGGTCTCGACCGCCGTGCTGAAGAAGCCCTTCGCAGTGAGCGGCCCGGCCTCGGGCTGGGTGGCCGAGACCGCATCGCGGCCGCAGACCAACACGGCGACGCTGTCGGAACTGTCCTTCCCGGCGATGGAGATCTACGCCATGCCGGCGGCGACCGCCTCGCTCCTGGAAGATACGGCCGTCGACCTCGACCAGTGGATCGCCAGCGAGGTGGAGGCGGCGTTCGCGGAGCAGGAGGGCACCGCCTTCGTGACCGGCAACGGCACCAACAAGCCGCGCGGCTTCCTCGACTACGACACGGTCGACGACGGGTCCTGGGTGTGGGGCAAGCTCGGCTATGTCGCCACCGGGGTCGACGGCGCGCTGCCGGCCTCCAACTCGTCCGACAAACTGATCGACCTGATCTATTCGCTCAGGGCAGGCTACCGGCAGAACGCGTCCTTCGTGATGAACAGGAAGACGCAGGCCTCGATCCGCAAGCTGAAGGACGCCGACGGCAACTATCTCTGGCAGCCGCCTGCGGGACCGGGTGCGCGCGCCATGCTGATGGGCTTTCCGCTGGTCGAGGCGGAGGACATGCCCGACGCCGCGGTGGACGGAACACCGATCGCCTTCGGCGATTTCGGCCGCGGCTACCTGGTGGTCGACCGCATGGGCGTGCGCGTGCTGCGCGACCCGTATTCCGCAAAGCCCTACGTGCTGTTCTATACGACCAAGCGCGTCGGCGGCGGGGTGCAGGATTTCAATGCGATCAAGCTGATGAAGTATGGGGAGAGCTGAGGAAGTAGGCAGTGGGCAGTCGGCAGTCGGAACGAGCGAGGTTTTCGTCTTGAGATTGCCAGCAACTTGGTGATCCGTTTCCTGTTCCTACTGCCTACTGCCTACTTCCCAACCTCTCCCCCAAGGACCATCCCCATGACACTCTATCGAACCGTGGATCCCGCGGGCGAGCCGGTGACGCTTGCCGAGGCGAAGGCGCAGGTGCGGGTTGCGCATGATTCAGAGGATTTGCTGATCGGCGGGCTGATCAGGGCTGCGCGGGCGGAGGTGGAGGCGCAGACGGGCATGGCGCTGATCGACCAGTCCTGGCGGCTGGCTCTGGACCGCTGGCCGCATGACGGGATCGTCCGGCTGCGGCGGCATCCGGTGAAGGTGATCCTGTCCGTCACCGTCTATGGCGCCGAGGGCGAGGGCGCGGTGCTCGACCCGGCCAGCTACGAGATCGACCTGGTATCGCGCCCGGCGCGGCTGCATGTCATGTCGCCGCCGGCGCCGGAGCGGCGGCTGAACGGGATCGAGGTCGATTTCACGGCCGGCTTCGGCGAGGCGGGCACCGACGTACCCGACCTCCTCAAGCGCGCGGTGCTGATGCTGGTGGCGCACTGGTACGAGTTCCGCGCCGCCTTCGGGGCCGAGCACCAGCCGGTGTCGATCCCGCCTGGCTTCGACCGGCTGATTTCGGGATACCGGACGGGGCGACTGTGATGGCGCGGATCGATCCGGGCACGATGCGCACCGAACTGGTGCTGGAAGAGGCGACGCCGGTGCCGGATGGCGCGGGCGGTTTTGCCGAGACCTGGACAGAACTCGCGACACTGTTCGCGAAGCTGGAACCTGTGGCCGTGCGCGAAAGATTCGGCGCCGACCAGACGCTGGAGGAGGTGACGCATCGGGTGACGCTGCGCCATCGGCCGGACGTGGTGAGCGGCATGCGGTTTGCGCACGGGGAACGCCGGCTGGCGATCCTGACGGTGCATGATCCCGATGAGACCGGGCGCTACCTGGTCTGCCGGACGCGGGAGGTCGGGCGATGAAGGTGACCTTCGCATTGACGGCGCAGAGCCTGATCCGCGCGCTGCGCGGTCGGGCGCACGACCTTGCCGAGGAGGCGGACGGACGCAGTCGCAAGCCGGCCCGTCCTGCTTCGCGCAAGGCACCGCGCGCTATGGATCGCAGGCGAACCAAGGGGAGGGATCGCGATGACTTCGCCGTCCGTTGACCTGCAGCGAGCGATCCACGCGCTTCTGACCGCGGATGCGGGGCTGGTGGCGCGGCTGGGCGGGCA